TTTTTAATCCTGCCTCCGCAACTATAACGTCCGAAGTCGTTGAAAATCAACACTTCGGACGTTTTCCGGTTTTAATGCCGGACACTTTTCGGACGACGTTTAATAGTTGCATTGGTTGCGGTAGGCGAACAATGTAAAAAAAATGTCTCACTTAGAAAATGAGCTCATATCCTCCAAATGTATAGTTCAGTTCACCTTGCCACGGCTGCACAAGGGAAAGCAGTGGTATGTAGATTTCTTCGCATACGACCCGGCACGGGGCAAGATGCGGCGGAAGAAATACATGCTCGACCACTATAAGAACGAACAGGATCGCGAGAACGTGGCGGCCATCCTTATCCATAATATTTTTGAGAAGCTGAAGGTGGGATGGAACCCATTCGTCAACGCAAGGAAGACACGGCAATTTACCGAGTTTTCCACAGTCCTGCAGCGGTATCATGATTATACGGTTGTTGCCGAACAAAAGGGCATGCTGAGGGCGAAGACGGCGGTGGACTACCGCAGCCGGTTGAACCAGATGAAGATTTATCTTCAGGAGGTGGATACGGGCATAAAGTATGTGTATCAGTTCGATAGGAGCTTTGCCATTGATTTCCTCGATTACCTTATCCTCGACAAGGATGTGTCACCAAAAACGAGGAACAACTACCGCACCTGGCTCTCTACCTTCGGCACTTGGCTGAAGGACCGGCTGTACATCGACGATAATCCCATCGACGAGATACACATGCTCAAAGAGGAGGAGAAGTTCCGTGACCCGCTCACGGCTGCTGACCTTGTGCGCCTGAGGGATTATACGAAGAAGTACAATCCGCCATTCTACCTTGCGTGTATGATGGAGTACTACTGTTTCATCCGCCCCGATGAACTGCGCTATGTCCGCATCGGGGACATCAGTATCGAAGACCAGACTGTCTATGTGCACCCGGAGTTTGCGAAGAACCGCAAGGGGCAGGTGGTCGCGCTCAATGACAATCTGTTAAAGATTATGATTGAGCAGAAAGTCTTTGACCACCCATCAAATGAGTTCTTATTCGGACACAAGCTCGTTCCCGGTCCCGAAAAAATTTATGTAAACCAGTTCCGCCTCGAGTGGGCAAAGGTGAGGAAGGCATTGGGCTGGCCGAAGTCGTACCAGTTCTACAGTCTGAAGGATTCCGGCATCCGAGACCTGGCCAATGCCGAGGGCATCGTCGTGGCACGCGACCAGGCACGCCATTCCGACGTTAGTGTGACGAACAAGTATCTGAAAAATTCCAATGTCGCGCACGAGGAGACCAAGCACTTTAAAGGGGAGCTATGAATCACTCACCGCTCCCCTTGAAAAACAAAATTGGAATATATATATAATGAAATGAGATCAAAGTATCTCGTAGAAGTAACCGGTTTTCTCTTTGTCGATGCCGTCGTCGGTGACGTTCATTTCCACTTTCTCGCATATATACCTCTTGTTGTTGAAGACGTATATCTTCGAGGGGTCTGGAATGTCATCTGTGATGAACTTGATGGTAATCGGGTTGTTTTTATCAATATCAACCTTTCCGTAACGCCCAGTGGGTGTTGCACTCTGTCCGCCATTCCCAAAACTTAGCTCCGGCAAGGCCTCCAACGCCAAAGACCCACTTTCGCGAAACAGGACGCCCGGGTATATTCTATAGTCTGTATAAAGCACGGGTACTCTGTATCTTGTATCCTCATTATCCAACTTTTTGTCATAGGGCGTGGCTGAATGGGCTTGCAAGTTCAGCACATTCTGAGCCTGAAAAGCGACAGACATTTTCCCTTCATCCACGGTGGAGGATGAAGTCGTTTCTTGGGAGTTTCCCTGCATGGCATCCTGTACAGAGTAGTAATACTCACCATCTTCGTCCACCTTCATGTCCTCAAAACTTTGCTCTTTCTTGTTGGTTATAGAAGGCACCACGATAAAGGGATTTCCCAGCTTATCACCCAACAGCGTGTATACGTCAACTTTCCCAGTTCTCAGCCGGCGTTGATAGATGGCCGATGGACAGATATTTAGGTCCTGGAAAGTGTCGCTGTTCATTTCGCGTATAATTGGATTAAAAATTCCGCATAGCGTACACTGCTCTGAGGTTTCCTCTGTTTCCGGGTTACCGTCTTTTGGCAGATCGGCCCACACGTAGTAGTCGTAATTCACCTTAAAAATAGTGGACTTGCGCTCTTTTGTACCCATCTTTTTAGCTGCTGCCACCATGTCATTGTAGGATGTATAAGTCTTTATGGGATAGTTTCTCTGCACACTTTGACTAATATATTCCCGCCAGTCACGGTTGGCTGAGTCGTCAAAAGAATACTCGATATTCGAAGTGGCGAGGTTGTCCAAGCCCTCTTCATCATACTCCACAGAGAATTCGTCCTCAAAATCATAGGTTATCATGTCATTGGATAGCAGCTCGTTCGTAGCGAGGACATCAACGGTCTTGCCTATCTCATCAAAGACGAAAGAAGCGTTAAAGAACTTGCGCAGCTCATCGATAAACTTATACACCGTCCAGTGCGGGAGGGCATCTTTGATCTTCCCCGACTTGCACGCCGAGACGATGACCAGCCTGTTCCAGGGCGTTTTGTCAAGATCGTTACGCCGAATGGTGTAGCCTTCGTACTCCATCACTTTGCGCAGCACATAAAGAAGATAGGGACTAATGGCGCAATTTACAATGAAAGAATAAGTCCCTTCGGGGAACTTTACGCCATTTATTTTCAGTTTCTCAAGCTTCATCAGGCATGGTCTGTTGGCCACAATATCGTTGGTCTCATCGTAGGTAGGGCTAAGTACGGCCACACCTCTTTGACCGATGATATTACCGGTAGTAAGGTCCGTAAGAATTCCCCACTGAGTGTTATTCATATTAGGGTATCCCGCTCCAGCTTTCTCATACACCTGCTTGTTGATGCCCGTGTCGAGAACAACAGAGGGATAGTCCATCTCGTCGATGAAGTGCTTCTCGAATTTCGAGTTGTACTTGATACGGCTCTTTCCGCCCACTATCTGCAGCTTCACCGTATCGTTGGTGATGGAGGTCACCGTGCCCTTGCCGCTCATGACGAGGCGGTTGGCGGCGTAGAGCTTGCAGTCGTCGAAGTCGGCCAAGGTCTTCTTCACGTCGAGCCGCTGCACGTTGCCGAACAACTCGCGATTCTTGGCGATGGCCATGGGGAAACTGATTTCGTAGGTGTAGGAGCCAGAGTCCTTGACGAACTGGTTCTCATACGTCACCTTTATCTTGTCGGAAGACGACGGATATGCCGTCTTGCCGTTGAGCGAACATACAATCATAGCTTACTTGTTCTTTTGAATCTGGTTCCAATGCTTTTCCTGCTTCTTGAAGTTCTCCATCGACACGTTGGCCGTGATGCCACCGTCTATGAGCGACCCGAGCTTCTCCAAGGTGTCGCGCGCCTGTCGCAGGGTGTCGGCCAGCTCGCTGTTGTCGGTCTGCACGTTGACGGTTGGAGCCGACACCACTGTTGCACCTCCCACACCCATGGCACGGCTCACGTCTGTTGCAGTGAGCCGTCCGACGGTGTTGTTGCGCTGTGCCACGTCGATGAGCCGGAGGGCAGGGAGCAGCTGCGGGTTGTTGACGGCGTTGTGGTTGGCCACGAACTCACCCTCGTGCACCACTCCTGCCTCACGGCGGTAGCGGTTGCCGCCCGTGAAGCCGCCCTCATAATAGCCAGCGGCCTCGGCCTGGTGTTGCTTCTTGATGGTGGCCACTTGTAACGCGCCATAGGCTAAAGCCGCGGCTGCGGCGACAGGTGCAAGGATATATCCTACATAAGGGATAGCAGCCGCTGACTTATAGGCACTGATGGCCGCCTCTGCGGTCTGCACCGTCGCCTGTGCTATCTCCATGCGCATGGCCTTCTTGTTGGCCTTGTTCTTTTCTGCCGCAATCTTCTTGTCGCGCTCCTTCTCGAGTTTTTGCACCTTGGCAGAATTATTGCCGGCCTTACTGATGCGCTGGTCGTACTCCTTGGAAATCATAGCCACCTTGTAGTCGCAGTTGGCCTGTGTGTAGGCCACGTCGGCCTGTCCGAAGGTCTGCATGGTATCCCACGCGGACTTGGCCATATCCGGGAGCCTGTTCCACAAGTTTTGCCACAACTGTTCCTTGGCCTCGGCCCATTCCCGGTCATCAATCAGGTTGTCCTCCTTTGCCTTTTTGAGTCTGGCATAGGCGGTCATGTAGGTGCCGATGGTGCCGGCCACTCCAATAATGCCCTGCTCTCCCGTGAAGCCGTTGGGAGATGCCACGGGATTGTCTGACAGTCCGGCCTTATCGAATCCGCGGGCGGCTGCGTCGCTCATCTTTTTGTCGTCCTGGGCCTGGTTGGAGCGCTCCTCATTCCGCTTGCGGGCGTATTCGGTCTCGGTGTCGGCCAACCACTGCTCATACTCGGCTTTGAGAGTCTCCAACTCTGTCTCCAATCGCTTATACTCTGCCGAGTCTTTGTCGAGACTCTTCATCTTTTCCTTGTAGACAGAGACGATGTAGTCGAGGCCCGCTTTGATGGTGGCCTTCTGCTCCGCCTCCTGCTCAACGAGAGTCAGCTTGCGGAACTGGCCCTTGAAGCGGTTGTACGACTCCATCCACACCTGTTGCCGCTTCTGCCGGCGCTCCTCATCCTTGGCATCACGCTCGGCCTGAATGCGCTCATATTCCTTAGTACCCTTATGATAGAGGGACAACCGCTGGTCGTAGTAGTGCATCTCATTCTTGAAGAGATCCTCGTCGAGCTGCTGTTGGTTCTGGAAGGCTTCCGCCGTTGGGTCGTAGAAAGCAGCCTTGAGCTTGGCGGCCACAGCCTGCCGCTCCCGCTCATAGCCCTCCTCTGTGTCCTTGCGGATCTCGCCCATGGTATCGGCAAGCGTCTTGGCTTGCTCATCACACACCTTGTTGTATTCGTCGCTGTCTTTCTTGTAGAGGGCCTTGAGCTTCTCATAGTAGGCCGTTTGAAGTGCCTCTTTGTCTGCCAAATAGGTTTTGTAGGTGATGTCGCCCTGCTGGCAGCTTTGCTCCTCCAATGCAAGCTCATGGTCGAGCTGGTTCTTGAGCCTCGCAGCGGGGTCTTCCTCAGGTGTCGTGTTGGATGTGACTTTATCGTTGCCTGTTTTCCCGCTTTTGCCGTTGACGGAAGTGTCATTGCCAAGGCTGTTCCCGAAGTCTTTGTCATTAATAGCCATCAACTGGGCTTCGGTGGAGACGTTCTTGTTCAGATAGTCATGGAGCCATTTGTTCTCTTCCCGCAGGGCCTTATTGATGTTCTGGTGAACTTTTAGTCTGGCTTTGTCGTACTCAAGTTGAGATTTGCTTTTGTCTACGGCGGCATGGTTGAGGGCGAGCTCTCCACGGGCTGCCATGCCGTTGTCCCAAATGTCGTACCAGTGCGTCTCAGAGCCAGCCTTTTTCATTTCCTCTTCCTGGGCCTTGATGATTTTGTTTCGCCTTGCTATGCCTTTTTCCCAAGCTTCTATAGCCCGAGCCTCGTCTATCTGCTTGGAGGCATTCTCTTCCAGCTTCTTGTTGATGGCACGAGCCAAGGCCACTTGGTCGAGCATTGCGATGTAGTCCTTGATGGCCTTGGTGTTGCTGCGATATTTGGCTCCCTCGGTGTCGAGTGTGGCGAAATAGCCGGGTACGATATTCTGCAGCTGCTTGGCCGCGTTCATGCGGTCCTTGGTCTTCTTGGTGTTGTCCTCAACTATCTTCGTGAGCTGCTGCACCTTTTCTTTTTGGGTAACAGCACTCTTTGCCGCCTCGTCCTGCACACTGGCTAAGTCGCGCGTTCTCATGGATGCCAATATCGATGCTTTTGACTGCACCTCCAAGGCTTTGGCACTTTCCTTCCATGCTTTCACGATGCCGTAGATGGCAATGCCTACGACGGACAGCACGGTAGCAAGGGCCGTCCACGGGTTGGTCATGTTGGCCATTCTTGCGGCTCGCATCACCGCGACATATCCTTTCACTCCATTGGTGATGAGGGCATATAAGGCCTGAATGGGAACGAGAGCAGAACGGAGTAGTAGCAATGATGCAGTTTTTGCCTTTGTCAAGGTGAGCTCTGTCTTGTCAAGCGCAACCTTAACACGTTGCCAGATGATGTTGATTTTAAGTTCGGCGGTCAACAGCTTGTCGGCCAGCCGCGCCCCGCCTATAGCGATGGCCACAACTCCTATCACTCTGGCCAGAGAAAACAGCGTGTCCCGGTTTTTGAGTATCCAAGTGATGGTCTCTATCATTCCAAGCTTTGCCTTGCCAAAGATACCGGCCATCTGAGCGCGTATGGGGCTGAGCTGCTTGCCAAGTTCCATCTGGGCATTCACCATTCCGGCGTTGGCCTTGGCGGCACGGTCGGCGGCTGTCTCGACATAATCGCCCGTCTTCTCCATTCGCTCCTGTATGATGGCGATGACACCCTGCACGAAATCTCCCGTCTCGGCCGATTTTTCCTTGATTTTCTGAGCGGAGAGGCCGAGGTTGTCAAGAATCTTGGGGCTTTGTCGGGTCATGCCGTCCACGAGGCTGTTCACCATGTAGTCAAGGCTCTCGCCAGTGTCCTTGGCTTGCTGCTGGGCAAAGGCAAGGAGTTTGCCGAGTTGCTCCACTGGCAGATCGAAATTAGAGAACTTCACTGCCTGTTGCATCAGTTGCATGTCGTTGACGGTGTTGTGGGTCTCTTTGCGGAGGTTCTCTAACAGTCCCGGCTTGTTAATGCGTCGGAAAGCTATCTCTATACCCTCGGCCTGCTTCGCCACTTCCATAGACTCCTGGGCCAAGCTGGTTACCTTAGAAATAATGCCGGAGATACCTTGCTCTAGACCAAAGAAATTAGTGATGGCGAAGCCTATTTTGTTCATATTTTCAAGCCATTGCCATTTATCTCGTTTACTTACCCCTTCATTGATATCGTAAATTTTTTTTAGTTCTTTCTTTGCTCTTCCGAGTTGTTCTGTGAGGAACTTCCATTCCTGCGAGTTTCTGGCAACGGTTCCGCTGGCCAGTTCTTTGTTGATAGCGCTGATGGTTCGCTTGATTTCCTTGACAGAAGAAGTGGCCAAGTGCTGAAGAACATGGTCGATGCTCTGTGCTGTAGTGCGCATCGACCCGAGTTCCTTGGTGGTCTGATTGAGGTCTTTTTTCAGTGTATTGAACTTACTCCAGTCGCCAGCGTCGGCAGCCTTGGCCATGTCGGAGCGGATGGTGGTAATGCGTTTCTCCAGCTCGGTAATCTTGGTCTTCGCCTGTCCGTCGTTGAGGAAGATTCGAGTTGTAAAAGTTGAAGTCTTATCTGCCATAAAAAATGCTATTCTTGTGATTATGATGTCACAAAAATAGCATTTATCAATAGATAGGGAAAATACGGATTAAACCATGATTAGATGTCGATTAAGGGTTCTTCTTTATCTGGAACCCAATGTGAGGACTTAGAGCCTACGTCACGTTCCCAGTGTCCTTTGGGCTTGCGGGCTAATTTTTCAAGTCTCTTTTCCTCTTTCTTCCTCAGATACTCTTCCCACGCAGCCTTTTTCTGTGCCTCATTCGGATGGTAGTTGCCGAACACGAAGGCTACAAAAAGGACTACGCAGATCAGCAAGAAGAATGCTGCCAATATCTCGAAATAGATAATCAGTCCGTCCATACTCTCATCCTTAATTCCGCACCATATTAGCTTAACAAAATTTATAAGTTCCTGAGCAACAATATGTTGCCCAGGATTTTGCCATGTCAGAAATTTCACTTAATTTAGTGGTGAAAAATAACAAATAGGTAAA